GGGACGGCGTTCGCACCCTCTCGGCTCTTGACGGCCTCAATGAGGTTTTTCGGGGAGAAGAAGCGGTCCTTCTCGGCTCGCACACACCGCATGGTCTCAGCGTCGGCGTAGGTGAGTTCGTTCATGTCGTTGCCGTGCTCGGAAATCCAGAAGCCGAACATCTCGCCCGTGCTGGGGTCTCGCTCAAGGACATAGAAGGCAGAGCGGCCGCCGAAGAAGTAGCGGGCTTGAGCGACCTTCTCGCTCATGGGCACGCCGTCGGTAGCGTATAGGGCAGGTATTCGGCGGGTCTCGGCTTGGGTTAGGCGGGTTAGGTCTCGCATGTTTTATCGTAGGGGGTCCCCCCTATTAAACCTATCGGTGAACGAAACCTTTATAGGGTGTCAGCCGTTCCCTTAGATTGATGCGAGGACCCGTGGGGGTCGGGGCAGGGGCGAGGGCACTCGGGGAGATGCCGTCTCCAACGCGCCCCGTTGGAAGTCGTCTCTCCACTTGAACACGGGCGCTGACACCCTATAAACCTTTCGGCGTGGCGTTCTCTTGAGAAAAGGAAAGTGTAGGTCCAAAACCTTTATAGGCTGTCAGCCCATCGGATATGGGCGGCGGGCCTTTCGGGCGGACCTTGCGTGCACTCGGGCGCTCCTTGGGGGCCTCGCTCCCGCTGGGGGTCATGCGTGGCCCTGTGGGCGTCCCTGTGGGCCTTGCTCCCGCTGGGAGGGACCTCGCAGGGTCCCCACCCCCGAAGGGGCAGGGGCGGCGTGTCTGGGCGTGTCTGTCGGTCTCAGTCGTCAAGGCTGACCTTGACAGCGGCGGAAACGGTGCGGGTGCTCTTGGTGGCGAGGGAGGCCATGAAGGCGTTGGCTCGGTCAAGGGCGGCTTCGGAAATGTTGAAGCCGTTGGCCTCAAGTGCGGCGGCGGAGTCTCCACCGTCTTTGGAAGCGAGCATGGAAGCCATGATGGCTTCGGCCATTTTGGGGGCGTGCATGCCCATGACGGCGAGAGCGTCGCGAATGGCGTTCGTGGTCTTGAACGCTGAGGTTTGAGCACGCTGGAAGGAGGCACCGACTTCAATCATGCCGCTCTCGTCAATGAGTGCGGTCTCTTCGCCGACGGTCAAAACGCCCGTGAGCATGAAGGGGGTGGCGGAGTCCTCGCCAAGGGCTTGGACGGTTGCCTTGTTGTTGGTGGTGTGGACCTTATCCATCGCCTTGGCGATGGCTTGAAGGCCAACGAGGGAGGTGGTTTCCTCCACAACGAGGGTGGTCTCAGTTCGGGCTGGGGTTTGGTTCGCTTGTTGCGCCATGGTTGTCCTATACCGCCTCCCACCTTAAAGGTTTCGGCGCAGAATTGCGATAGGTTTATAGGGGGATATAGGTCGGCCTGCATTTTCGGCTTTTTCGGGGGTCCTCCGAGGCCCTCCGAAGGCCAGAGGGGCGGCCCGTTCATGATAGGGTCCGACCTCGGGAGACTATCAGAACGGAAAGACTATATACCCCCAGCCCATCAACCTACGGGCGGCGGGGCCGTTTCGCCGACGGGAGAACGCCACACCCAAACCTTTATAGGGTCAAATGCTTTAGGTCCCAACATGGGGCAGATGAAGCGCAAGCGGCCAAAGCACCCGCCACGCCGACCCCCGCCGCAGGGGGTATATAATCTTTCCTCCCCTACATTCTCCTTTGACCTAAAGAGAACGCTACACCTAAAGGTTTATAACCCCTTGAGCGTCAGCCCGACCGAGCGGGCGAAGCCAACACGAGACCAAAACAACGCGTCCTGCCGAAGGTATCGGCTAAATCAACCTCCGACCTCGCAAGTATCGGCTAAATCCATGCCGAGTGTCGCAAGTATCGGCTAAATCAACGGCAAGTTCCGCAGGTATCGGTTCAATCCCCATCGGTTATGAATCAATTCTCGTCGTCGGTTTCGTCGGCCTCTGAATCGTCCCTATCGGCTGGAATAATCCTCACCGCATCGTCTATGGTTCGCAGTTCTTCCTGCACCACGGAACGGAACTGCTCTATTGGGTCGTAGCCAATGTTCACCACGACCTGTGGCTTGGCGTCTTGAGCGCCACTCATCTTATCCAATTGGTCCTGTTGCTTGACGAGGTTCGCCGCCATGAAGGAGACATTGTTCAGTTTGCTCACATTGTCAGCCATGGCGTGTGCTTGGTGAACGAGTCCCTCCGTGAGCGTCAGCATTCGCTTTCGTCGTGCGTATGAGTCCAACCTTAGCCAATCGGTGTCGCCCATTTCGGCTTTGGCTATGGAGAGGTGGCGAAGGTCCTCTGATTCCATCCTCGCAAGTCGCATAAGGCGGGTTTGTTCACCTCGGGTGAGTCGCCTATCCAAATCGGCTTCTCCGAGACGACGCATGACCTCGTGTTCTTTGTAGCCCTGCACCATCAGAAGCGCCACCCAGCGTATCAGAGCGTCGTCCAGCCCTTCCGTCTGGCCTCCCTTGCCCCATGTGTCAATGTCAAGAACTTCCGCCTCGGGGCCGTCGTTCCAATCGTCGTCATCCACATCCATGCTACACCCACACTCGCCTATCGTTTTTCACGGTTGCGGTAAATGTCGCTCAATCAGCGCTTAATGGAATTGCCTTCCCTACGAAGGCGAGCGCAAGTGCCGCAGATGCGACAAAGTGGATATTGGTTGCTGATGAGCCGTCGGCAGAATGTGTTCTCACACTCCCTCTTGGGCTTGCGGAGTCCTTGGGTCATGCTCACGCCTCGGGTTCGGGGCAAGCAGGGCAGACCAGCCCCTTAGCGGTGTCAAGCCATCCATCAGCCACGAGGCTCTTTGTCCCCGTGCGTCCCGAACGCTTGCACACGATGCAGATGTGCTTCTTCACAATCGGCACTTCGTCGTCGTCATATCGCTTGGCCATGCACTCGGACGGCACCACCACCTATTTCAACCGTGCCGCCGTGAGGAGGGTCAATGCCCCGCCACCAGCAAATCCTACGGCAGTTCCACCGACTGCCTCAAGACCGCTGGCTGACGGTCGCTGAGATGTGCGACATCCTGCGTGGGATGGGCGTCAATGCTCATGTCCGCACGCTTCAACACTTGGTCAAAGCGGCATCCATCAAGGAGGCTGGCGTGCTCGGAAGGAATGTCGGCTACACGAACCGCAAGGAATACCGAGTCTTTGACCCGACCGCCTTTTCGGCGTATCACACGGGCGACTGAATCAGAGAAGTGGGAGAAGGCGTTCCACGAGGTCGGCCTTCGTGCCTTCAATGTCAAGGTTGTGTTCCTCAGCGAGGGCCACGAGTTCGTTCTTCTTGAGTCCCTTGAGTTCCGTCTTGGTCTTGGGGAGCGACGAGACGAGGTTCACGACCTCCTCAATGTCCTCCTTGGCGTCCTCTGCGAGTTCCTTGATGTCGTCCAAGTCGTCAAGCGACAACCCATCCTCAAGAATCTCGTCAATGGCGGGCTTGTGTTTCAAGTAGGCTCGGTATGCGACTGCGGCAACGATGCCGAGTAGGGCAAGAACTGCGACGATTTCATCGGAACTCATGTGTATTGCGTGGCGGCTTCCCCTATATGAATCAATAGGCCCGACCGAACCAAATAGCCCAGCGGATTTTGCAGGCCAGACACCACTCTTCGTAGTCCTTGTCCTTGCATCCATTAGGCTCGCACTCTTCGTTCATGCGAACCACGCTTTGATTTCGTCCGAAGTGGGAGGAGTGGGGTATGTAGTGTAGGGCCAAAGGGCTTCATTGACCCTGTATTCGCCACTTCCCGACATCAAAATGATGGGCAGTATATCCATTGTGCCCCAATCGTGGTCGGGGTATCGTGTCTCTAATTGTGTCAGCATCATTGAACCCTCCTCATGTCAATGAATGTTCGGAGTTCGGGGCCAGCCAATGTCCCACCGAGTTCGTAGGCGTTGCCTCCACCCTTGAAAACGCTGAAATAAACCGTGGCCCCCGCCGTCAAATACACCGTGGCCGTGCCGACTGATGTGTGGCGGTCCACATAGGATGTCCTATTGCGGACCATAAGCAAGTCTCCCGTGAGCGACGGACTCGTTGAAATTGCTATCCGATAATCGGCTTGAGAAGTTCCCAATGAGGCCATGAAGGCTTGAAAGGTGAATTGATACAACCCATTCGCCAGTATGTCAATGTGAGTGTTTGCTGGATTGACAGCCCACGCAGTTATTGCTGGGTTGTAGGTGGATTTGAGGTGAGGACCCGAACCCACACCAAATGTCAAAAGCACGGTTGTTCCGTTGGCCGCTGGAATGGACGAATCAAGTTCATATCGTTCGTATTGTGAGAGTGCAGGGTTAGTAGGTAGGTCCGCCCACGAGAGCGTCCCAGCACCGTCGGTTTGTAGGATTTGATTAGCCGCACCGTCAGCGTTCGGGGTTGTCCCAGCGAAGGTCATAATCTCCCGTGTAGCACCCCAACCTGCATCCTCTCCGCTACGGAAATACAGCGGCTCGGTGTCCTTTCTTGTTTGGTCCGTCCCCTCACTTGAAGCCGAAGAATAGATTTGAAACACACGGTATGAATCAGTCCAACCCTTCATTGTCAAGACTGCATCCCAACTGTTTGGTGAACCAGCCATGTCGTCGGTGAAGTCAAAGTGGACCATCTGATTGAGGAAGTCATCGGGCGTCAGTTCCCCGTCGTCCCTTGAGTCTCGGATTCTCAACTGATTGACTCCGCCATCCCTACCAACCCGAACACCTTCGCCCCGAATCCACTCCTTGACCTCGGTGAATGTGGTTTTCTTATTGGTCCCATTAGCCCCTGCGTCAATGAGAATTAAGTCGGCGTCGGCAAGTTGTGTGTCTGCTGGGAGCGATGGAAGGTCAATCGTGTTCCCATCTGCACCAGCGGGTCCTTGTGGACCTATGGGTCCAGCAGGGCCAGCAGGTCCAGCCGCCCCGTCTGCTCCGTCTGAGCCATCAGCACCAGCAGGGCCAGCGGGTCCAGCGGGTCCAGCAGGGCCAGCCGCACCATCAGAACCATCAGCACCGTCCGCACCGTCCGCACCAGCAGGGCCTTGGGGTCCAATGGGACCAGCGGGACCTGTGGCTCCGTCAGAGCCATCTGCACCATCAGCACCGTCATTTCCTGCTGGGCCTTGGGGTCCTGCTGGGCCTGCGGCACCATCTGCACCATCGGAGCCATCTGAGCCATCTGAGCCAGCGGGACCTTGAGGTCCTATCGGACCGACTGGACCTTGCGCTCCATCAGCACCGTCAGAGCCATCTGCCCCTGCGGGTCCCGTGGGTCCTGTGGGTCCCGTAGCACCATCGGAGCCATCTGCTCCGTCAGCACCAGCGGCTCCTGTGGCTCCTGCGGGTCCTGTGGGTCCTGTCGCACCGTCCGCTCCATCAGAGCCGTCCGCTCCTGCTGGGCCTGCGGCACCTGTCGCGCCCGTGGCGCCCGTAGCACCAGCGGTTCCTGCCGCTCCTGTCGCTCCTGTGGCCCCCCTTTGTCCTGCTGGGCCTTGGGGACCCCGAGGGCCTTGGAGGCCCGTGGCGGTCCCTGTGGAGGTCGTGGAGGACACTAAGCCAGCACGCTGGGCACGATAGCGGAGTTCCTTGTAGGATTCAGTCTCAAAGACGGGTAGGCCAGCCCCTCGCAAAAGGGAGCGGAGTTCCTCGGGAGTCTCGGGCAATCACTTGACCTCCCACACATCAAACGACAACAAGCCCGAACGGTAGTTCATGAAGGGCTTCGTCGTGTCAATTGATGGCGGGTTCCCAGCCCCGAACAAGGCGGCGAGGTATTGGTGTGAATCACCCTTGGGTTGGAGCAAGGTGAACGACTCCTCGGCCGTTTCAATGGTCCATTCCTCGTTCTCCTCTATGAGGTCAGCGACAACCACGAGGTCGCCCCATGAATCCACTTGGAATACGGAAGTTAGGACGGCACCATCGTCAGCCTTGACCGTCCACGCCATCATTCCCATTCGCCCCTAAAGTTCGCATCAAATTGCATGACAGAATCGTCGTAGTCAATCGTCTGCTCCTTGGGGTTATTGGGTGTTTCTCTCGGGAGGTTGGTGATGTGGTGATAAAGCGTCTCTATGAGGTCCAGCGGGTTGTAGTCCGCTCCCTTGGAGACTTGAATGCGACCCGTGCCCTTGCGGTCGGTGAACTTGAAGGTCCACACGCCCGACCCCGAGGTCTTGACCATGACGGCGGGTTCGTCTTGGTTGCTCGGCAAGTAGCCGTGCATTTCCATAGACTGCTTGCCTGCTACGACCCAATTCATGGCTATGTTCGCATCCCCCTCGTCGTGCATTGGTGTAGTGTTTGCAGTCGGGGTTCTTGAGGCTTCATGAGGCTCGTGCAATCGGGGAGACAGTTTCCCAGCCATCCTCGTCCACCTCAACGGTGGCGTCTTGTCGTAGGCAGGTGATGTGAGCGGGCTGAGCCTTGCGGGTCCTACACTCGGCCCAAGCGGCCTTGAGGGCTTCGCTCAGCGTGCCGTCGTGAGTCAGTTCCACGGTCTCGTGCTCAAACCGAATGGTGATGAGGTATTGCATGGTTGGACTACGACACCCACCTATTTCAAGACAGAGGCTCTCGGAGGTATTGGCGGCAATTTGCGTGATAGCAACACTTGCCGACTCGGGCACCGCCCATGTGGATGTCTCGGGACTTGACGAAGTGTGTTGCGGGCATCTTGCATCCACGAACGGAGCAAGTGGGGGACTCTCGCTTCAACTTGGAGGGTGTGCTTGCTTCACAGGTCGGGTGGTTGGGTGTTTGTGTTGCGGCCATGATACTCCCATGGGGGGTCCCCTATATTAAGGTAGCGGCCGATAGTTCAAAGAATGAGGTCGTGGCCCCACTTTGGAGTCAAGCCGACCAAATCTCGTCCCATGTCGGGTCTCGGCATTCGCCTTCAAGCAATTGCATGATGCCTCGGAACCGACGAACCAAGTCGGCCTTCTCCTTCTCCAACGCCTTGAGTTCTCGCTGAATGTGTGGGTCGCTCATGCGCCCCCACTCGCCGTCGCCCGTGATTCGCTCGGGGGACATTTGACACTCAATGTCAAGGAGTTCAGCAAGGCAGGCCGCTTTGTGTTCTTCAAGGATTTGCACCATGATACACCCACGGGGGCACTCCTATATATAGATGTCGGCCGATAGTCATGCACTACGCTTGGCGACGAGTTCGTCCCACTTGGCCTTGCCCTCCCAGCGATGGAAGTTCTCACGAATCTCAAGGTTGGCCGCCTGCGCCTTCTTGCGCTTGGCGTCAGCGTCCTCGGGCGTGCGGCTCATGACCTTGCCTTTGGCGTTCCGAGGCATGATGCGGTTCACCATGTCTCGTCGCCACGGAACGGCGGAGCAGGTTTTCCTTGGGTCCAGTTGTCCGACGGCGGCGTGAATGCTCTCGTCGGCGCAGGCCGTGGCCCACTCCCTGTCAGCGTATTGCTCCCGATAGCCAAGAAGGCCGAACCAATACCCCTGCGTTCGGAACACGGTGATGCCCCAATTGACGGAGCACTCAGCGCTCTTGGAGACGAAGGTGTCAAGGTCAATGCCGAGCATATACAAGTCGTCCAGCGACTCGTCGTCGCTCACTTTCAGAGCGGCTTTGCATACGGCATGAATGCCCGTGGCGAGGTCCTCACCGTCCCATTGAAACGGAGTCCAATGGTCGTGGGTCTTGATGCCGAGACGGACGGTCCAGTTGGTTTCATTCCTCATTGTTTGTAGGTAGGTCGTCGGTATCGTTGTCATGGTCATTCCTCGGTGCGTTGGGTGAGTCGGCTGAGATGTAAAGGCCCGTTTTGCGGACACCGTGTTGCGTCAAGCCTGCGGCTTCCAGCAGTTCACGACCGACACGGCTTCCTGCCTCGCCGAGGTATATCACTTCTCCTCCCCGTTTCAATTGGTTGATGACGGCACCGACCTCTCGGACGGTAGGCATGTTGCGTGAGTAGGTCATTTTATCCAGCAGGTCGCCAGCAACGAACGGAGCACCGTTCATGTCTTGGATGGCCTGTCGGACCAAGCGGTCTCGGAGAACGCCTTTGGAGTTGCCTCTCGCCATCAGAGCACCGCCTTTGTGTTCACCATGGTGGAGAAGCCGTAGGTCTGCTCGCAGAACGCCTTGGCGTAGTCCAGCGAAAAGAACAGGAATCGCTTGGTTTCGTTGCAGGACGCCCAGCGGTATGAGGCGGGAACCCACTCTTGGTCGTAGGTGTAGCCATGTTCCATGGTGGTCCATCGGTTGTGCTCGTGGCCGAACTCAACATACCACATGACCCGTATAGGTGTGAAGGTGGCCACGCTTTGAGTAGTCTTGCTCATGTCAGTCCGAATCGGTGTGATTCGCCAAAATGAATCTCCACTCTCGGTCTTGAAGGTGCTCTGGGCGCCATCGGCCCATTCGTGTCCCTTGTGTCCGTCTTGACACAGGGAGTGTCGGTTGTCAGTCCATGTTAGGTTGCTCATGTTATACCCCTATGTGCCCCACCTATATAGTCATTTCGCATGAAGGATTTCATGAATCCGTTCAGCGGTTTTCTTCCCGATGCCCTCAATCGCCGAGAGGTCCTCCACGGTCGCTCCCGTGAGGTCGGCCAGCGATGGGAACGCCTCAACGATTTTCCGACGGGTCTTGATGCCGACCTTCGGCAGGGCCTCAATGATGGCGTTTCGGTATTCGGTCGCCTTGGGCGAGCGGGGTCGGGGAACATAGAGACGAGAGGTGTCGTCGTCTATTTTATCCATGATTTTGCGGACGATGACGGCGGCGTCCCACTTATCGGGGACGAACAGCGGTGTGTAGCCTACGGCGCACAGGGCGGCCACGAAGCCTGTCAAGACCTGCTCACTAACGCCACGCTCGTGCACCTCGTTCTTGATGGCCTCGTAGGACTTGGTGATGATAAGGTAGGAGTGCTCTGCCTCCTCACGCATAGCGCCCAATTGGCGTAGCCAGCGGTCGTCAAACAGGCTATCCATGAAGTCATCCTCCTTGCGCTCCACGCTCGTGGTGCCGCCTTTCATGTCCCCGTCCCCTGTGTTGAGATGAGCGACCTCAAAGCCAAGGTTGCTGAAATACCCTATCATGAGTGGGTGCTCTCGGTGGTCAATCCGTCGGTGCCTGCTGAGCAGTTCGGTGAGGATGGATTCGCCGACTTCAACGCGCCCTGCGTGGTCGGGACCCATCGCCCTCAATAGTCCGAGTTTGTTGCCGAGGGTGCCCTTCTTGAGCAGGTCCTCCACCTTCGCTGGGTCGTCCTTGATTTGGTCCATTCTCTTGATTCTCATGTTTGTTTCCTCCATCGTCGTTTGATGATTCGCTGGGGCTTTGCCTCGCCCATGTCAATGTAGCGAGGGCACACCTCTCCGACACAACACCCCTTCGCCTTGAGCGTGGAGCAGTTCGGGAAGGAGACAAAGCGGGGGTCGTCAAAGAGGGTTTTCATCTGATAGTGGCGATGCTGAGTGTTGTGTAGGTCCACATAGCCCATCCTCGTCCCGAGTTCAACCCACACCTCCTCAAACGCCTCCATGGTCATGCCTATGGTCTTGGCGAAAAGAGCCGAATAAACACGGCTGGAATGGCTTGGGTTGCGTCGCTTGAGTTCATTGACCACTCCCATGCACCTGTCGTCTAACGAGGCCGTGAAGGCCGCTGTGGCGCTCGCCATGTCGGTGAACCCGAAGTCGGTGTGAATCACAGGGCGAATGTCAGTCTCGGGCTTGTGCAATTTGACTTCAAGGAGGGCGATGAGTTCGGGCAGGGTTAGTCGGTCTCCAACCACTTCGGGGAGAGCATATCGGGGCCGATAGGATAACGCTTCAATGTCAGCGTGAGACCGCTTGTTCAGAACCTCAGCCGAGACGGGCATGGCGTGCCGACCCGAACGCTCACCGTGTCGGTTGATGTGCGGAGTGAATGGAAATCGGCAGAGTCGCTTGGGGTCGCCCGTCGTCTGCTCGTCCAGCGTGTTGAGGCCGAGTGTTTTCTTGAGGTGGGTCTGCGTTTGGTTCACCAGCGTCTTGAGAGCATCTGCGCTCCCGTCTCGGTGGTCAAATCGGAAGCGGGTGGGTCGGTGCACGATGAAGAGGTGGTAGCCCTTGGCGCCGCTGTATTGCACCCAATGGGCCACATTGAGTTCGGTGAGGTATTGGGAGAGCCGCTGGGCGTCTGCAAAGGCGTTCTCGGGCTTGGTGTCGTGGTCAAAGTCAAAGAAGGTGAGTCCATAGATGATGGAGCGGGGTATCTGCTTGCCGTTGTCAAACACGAGGTTCTCGTAGCCTGCGGTGCTGATGAAGCACGACGACTCGCCCCACCACTCGTGGAACGCCGTGTAGGCTTGCTCGCTCGCATAGATGAACTGCTGGCGGGGATTGCCGACCGCTCGGGGCCAATGATTGAAACCGAGAGCCTCGGTCAATTCATCAACCTTGGCGGGCGTTAGCATACCCCGAAGGGGTGCACCCACCTATTTCAATCCACAATGCTAACGACATAGAAGTGGATGAGGGTCATGGCTTGGCCGCCGATATAGCAGTCGTCCGTCAGCGTGGCGAAGGAAATGGAGGCTCGCTTGTAGCCCTTGGCGTAGGGTATGGCTTTGCTACTCAAACATGAGAAGGCGTAGTCCAGACTTGGGCTGGGGCTGGGCAGGGGGTTAGACACTTTGAAGCGGCTCATGGTTAAGGGTATGGGCCACACCTATATTAAAGCATCGCTCAAAGGAGCATGAAATGTGGGTCCGTCTCCTCTTCATCCTCGGGGTCAAAGTCATAGGCAACCCGCCATGGGGTGATGCGAATGCCGAACAAGCGGTATGCTCGGAACATGAACATGAAATCAATGTTCAACACACTCTCCGTAGCACCGTGCTTCACGGCGTCCTTGGCGATGTGGTGCATGGCTTTGCCGAGCGGTGTGCCGAGCGGAACTTCGTCATGGAGAACGGTGAATGACCCCGTGTCGGTGGCGTTGATGTAGCCTTGGTATTCACGCTTGAATGGTCGTAGGTCCATATTCAAACCCACCAAGCCCACTCGGGAGCGTCCACATCATAGAAAACCATCATGGCTTTGTAGCCCTCGGCACAGGCGTCCTTGCCGCTCATGCCGTTGATATAGAAAGCACGGTCTCGTGTGTTCCAAAAGGGTGCGACGGCACGGCAAAATCCTGAGTTTCCAGCCGAGCGGGTGGACCGTATGCAGTCGTTGATGAAGGAGCGATGAGCGTTGATGTCTCCCGTTTCACGGGACACGCTGAATCCATCGTCGGGGCGGCTCATGTCAGCCTCGTCGGTGAATCTCCACCATGATTTCTTCGCAGGGTTGCTTGCTTCGGCCATGTTTAACCGTATGCGCCACCCCTATATTAAGATAGCGGTCAAAGGTATTCCACGGGGAGCGATTCAATTTCCTTTCGCAGGGCACGGAACTGCTTGATGGCTACAATAACCAATAGCCACCAAAGAATCTCCAACACGACCAAGCCTCCGACGACATCAAGCACCAAGACCAGCCTCCCGAACGAACACGGCCGTGTAGGGTGTGCGGTCCACATTTCCACCCTGTCGGTTGTAGTCAAACGAAACCATTCGCCCCGTGAACACCTTGGAGTCGGCCACCCCGTCGTAGTTCACATCTTGGTAGGCGAACTCAACGAGCGCTCCCGAGAAGAGTAGTTCCTCCATGAAGGCAACATCGGTGTCCTGCGTGCTCTTGAGGAACATACCCGAGAGCGTGAACTCATCGCCACGCTGGCCCATGTCCGAGACCTCGGGATAAACGGCATCCAAAATGGGCGTTCTCGTGAGGCTGGCGGACCGTGTTCGTCGGAAGGACGATGGCTTGGTGGAGAGTGTCAAGGGGACCACGAGCGTCGCAGGAAGCACCTTCACGACGGCTTTCGCCGTGGGGCTGTTGGAAGTCCCGTCGTTCACGACCAGCGTGGCCATGAACTCACCAGCCTCGGCGTAGGTGTGGTCTTGATAAACGGCCGCTCCACTCACGCTTGACGACCCATCACCGAAGGTCCATGTGTAGGAGGCGATTGAGGCGGCGGTGTCAATCGTATATGAGTCGGAGCCGTCAAACCGAATCGGTTGGCCAGCCCGAACCATGGATGGGACGGCTCGCACGATGGCCACAGGTTCAGCCGCCACGATGGTGGCTCGGAGAATATCGCTGGCCACGGTCTCGTTGCCGTTATCGTCTTTCGCATAGACCACTATGTCGTAGGTGCCGCCAGCAGGGCGCGTTGAGAACACATGGGATATGTCATAGGTAGCGCTTGCCGCAGGCGTTGCTACGGGTAGGAAGTCGGTGATTGAACCGTCTCCGAAGTCCGCCTTGAGGTGGGTGATTTTTCGGTCGGGGTCGGTCGTGTCGCCTTGCATCCGTAGGGAGACGATGTGCCCCACCTTGGTGGTGAAGGTCTGCGTGCCCGAGGTCCCAATCGTGGTAGCCGTGGAGCCGTCGTAGGTGTTGCCGAGGATGGTTCCCTCGCTCGTGGGCTTGTGGTCAAAATAGATGGAATAGGAGCGCACGATGGGCAAAGACGACCAATCCAGCGGGTGAAGGCTCGTGTCCTCAGACGAGGGGATGAAGAAATTGAACCGAATCACGAATCCGTTGGCCACGGCCGAATCTGGGAGTCCCGACAGGTCAATGGAACCCACGCCCCCGAGGAAGTCGGGGTCAAGGTTCTCATAGCCCGTGATAACGGTTGATGCCTCTTGAGCGATGGTGCTTGAGGTCGGAGGTTCAAGGAGGGTGATTGTGATGCGCTTCTTATCGTCCACGCTGATGTTATCGGCCTCAATAGTCAATGACGAATAGCGTGCGGGCGTGATTCCAGACGCTTGCTGAGTCAGCGTATCAACCGTGAACGGGAGCATGGCGGGTGTTGGGATTTGTCGCATAACGACTTCATCAATGCTGAAATCAACATTGGAGGTTTGGAGCGCTGGGTAGTCGGCTCGGCTCATGCGGTTGTCGCTCGTTCTCAAAGACGCCATGGCCGCTGGGAACTCATCGGGATAATGGTCGGTGATGCCCGCCCAAGTGCTGGGTGGTGAGCCATCAATTTCCATGAATCGGTCTGCTGGGTGGCGAGCGTTGGTGAATGAAGTGTCGTCTCGCTCCCCGTGAATCAACGGCTCCTCTCCGCTAAGGTGGTCGTATTCGGAAGGAACAAGCGTTGCACTCCCTCCGTTCGTGAGCCAATACGGGCGACGGTCCGTCATGGCGAAGGTGTTGCACGCTTTGAACTGCATCCCCCACACGGGTTCGTCGGCGCTTATGTCCGTTCCAATCGTCGTGCCGTTGAACACCATCGTCATGCCGCCCGTTGTGAACACCGAGCGCACTTTGTTGGTCCCCTCTGAGAAGGCGAAGGATGGACCTTGACCAAACCCTGTCCCCATGCGACCAAAGCCAGCCGCCGAGGGCAAGGTGAACTCTTGGTTGCCGACCCAATCGTCGCTAACCCAATGACTGGCTCCGCCAAGGAACCAAATGGACGGTCGGTTGGCGGTCGTTTGAAGTGGGTATGGTGGCTCTGATGAATCCGAATGAGGGGGCGTTGTGGGGAGTCGTGAGGCGGCGGTGTCAATTGGGAACCCAGCCCAATTCGGGTTATCGCCTGCAACGGCATTTGCGACTCCTGCGGCTTTTATCCAATCACGATGTAGGACAGCAGGATTAGGGGATGGAGTGATTGTGAGGTCTCCCCCTTCATGGTCCACGAACCCGTCCTTGCGATAAACACCAGCGCCCGTGGTGGCGTCCCAGCGTGGTCGGAACCCAAAGCCCATGTCCCGATTTGTTGTTCCGAAAATCATGTGATGGCGACCAAGCATTGAATCAGCATCGTTCATGTCAAAGTCAATCATGACCATGCGGTTGTCTTGATTCGGGATGAACGCCGTGAACTCAATGTCAAGGAACACGGGTGAGCAACCAATCTCTGAGAGTCCAATTTTGGTCGTCTCTTGGTAGGGTGGAACCCGATTGAACAGCCCAACACCCGAACCATATCCACCCCATACCCCGCTTTGCAGGGTTGGAGACATAGAAAGGCGGGTTCCCATGCGCTCGTGAGCGGGCCATGGTCGGTTGCGTCCGAAGGTCCACCCCGAGGGCTTGATGTAGTCCCAAGCGTGGCGGCCCGTGTTCCCGTCAATGTAGGACCAAAGCGGTGTTGAGACACCCCTGTGCGCCCAACGGTCGGGTCCACCAATCATCGCCCGCCGCCCTGTCCCATCCTCGTCTCGGTCAAGGTCGGAGCGCAGGCGCCACATTGAATCCACGATGTTGGTTGGCCGAAAGGCCGAGTCCCCATCCTCGCCCGTTGAATTGTAGCGAGTGCATAGGTCGTGCCCCAGCGGTGCAGGAACTCGCAGAGAGCCGTTGCCCGAGGTGATAACAGGCGGGGCTGATGGAATGTCCTCGTTTGGGACTACATCAAGCGTTTGAATGTGAATGGAACGAGGCACGGGTCGGTTGCCCGTGAACTCTCCGAGGTTATCCACCGTGGCTGTCTCTGCGATGGTGATTCGTGTTGGAGCGGTGTCGTTGCGAGACGAAGCGGGCGGGACATTGAGGTCCCCCTGTCCCATCCCTGCTTGATAACCCGTGCCTATCGTGGCGGAAGCCGCTCGTCCGTCAGAGGTTTGGAAGTCGGTTTTGGGAACAACAGGGTTCTTGGCCTCTGAACTGTTCACCCCCGTCATACCTGTCTCCATAGAACCGTCGTATGGGTTGCCGCTGTCGTCAGCGTCGGCGGCGAAGTAGGTGTTGAATGCAATCTCGGGTCCACCCGCTCGTCCAGCGCAAGCAGTCGCCCCCGCCGATGGGACATAGGAGGCTACAACAGGCAATAGGTCGGGGTGCACATTGAATCGGTATTCAATCTCGTTTGTGAACTCGGTATCGTTCACCCCCGAGACAATCCACCAACCGTTGCAGTCCGAGGCCACCGTAGCGTCGGGCTTCCGTCGCTTGTCATAGCGAGTGGGCCAAATGTTGCCCGTGGCCTTCCGCATATCGGTGCCTGTTCCCAGCACGCCATCCAGACCTTGGATATAGACGGCTTGACCTACATTGACGGGGTAGGTGTGCTCGGGTTCGGATGATGAAATCACATCGGAAACTCGGATGCAGAACTGTTTGCCTGTGTGAGGTGGGGCGGTGGCGAGGTCTTTGTCGGCCACCTCCACGGCGAGAATCTCCAACGGCATGGAGTTCGGGGGCACCTCATAACGCAGGGGGTAGTTTGTTCCTTCGTGGTCAGCCAAGACGGCGTGCGTCCAATTGCTTCCCTGTGCTCGTGGGGTGATGGGTCCTTGCACGAAATCAAAGAGTGGGTATATGCCCGCTGGGTATTTTTTGTTGTTGTCAAGACCCGAACTGTCCCCCGCTCCCTCCCTACCGTTCCATGTCAAATACATGGTGTCCGTGTTCACGCCGCCGAGTGTTCGGCTGGCGTCGTAGGAATAAGGGATGATAACGCCGTCCTTGAGCGAATAGGTGCCGTCCTTGAGGAAGCACGCCAGCGCCATGGCCATGCGGTATTTTGGTGCAGGGCAGTCCGAGGAGTCTTGACTCGTCCACACGGACCTTCGTATGTTCGTTGCGTTCATGGCTTTGTTGGAGTTCCGTTGGTGGTCCCCACTCGTTCCATATTTTTTGTAGTCAATAGTCGCCGAGTCCTCGCCTTCGGGGTCGGTGTCATATCGGCTGATGCCGTTCTTGTCCCATCGGCTGTTATGCCCGCCCCAGAGCGTCATTGAACCTGTTATGTTCTTGCTCAATTGGTTGTTATCCAGCATCATAGGCATGAACACAGTAGCCCGATAGGGAACTGTGGTCGGCAAAGCGTCTGTGTTCGTGATTCGTGGGTCGGTCTCAATGTCGGGAAACGCCGTAGTCTGAGGAACCCGAACCCCATGAGGCAAGAACGCCTTCTTCTCCGTGTCAGCCGCTCCAACATGCCGATAGGTGTCAATCACCTCGGCAAGTTCCTGCACGGTCATGAATACGGGGTATGGCCCCGTGCGTGTGCCGTTCATCGCCACATCATCCATGTCGGTATCAACGGTTATGCCGCCGTTCTGAGAGTTTCCACTACTATCGGTGTAGTTCATGTTCACCGAGCCTGTGAATACCGACCTGCTGGGCGCAATCAACATGATGTCGGTTGATGTCCCGTCGGCGTGGTTGATGGTGCACTTCGGCTCAAAGGTCCCCGACCCGCTTATCACGATGGTCGGCTCAGTCCCGCTCACATCGGTCCCGTCGTCGTTGATAGCCTCAACACGAATGCCCGCCACACGAGACTCGTCGCCATCATCGCCTTCGTAGGTCCCGAAGTTCGTTCGGAACAGAACGGGGTCCACCGAGATACCGAGAACGCCGTCGTCTTTGATGAACGCAGGCCACCAGCGTTGGAGTTCGGCGAGGTCGTTCTTGACCCGACTGAACTTCTTTTGGGGAGACTTCTTGAACGACGCCATCAAATCACACCCCTTGAGCCACGCAGTAGTTCTTGCCGAATGATGCGGGGCATTTCATTTGACATGAGCGCTCGCACCTCAGCAATTGAAAGGTTGGAACCGCCGTTAATGACAATATCGCCGATGGAGACCTCCATGCCCCCAAGCCCAGCAGATGACGCTAAGGCGTCCCTACGGGCCTCCTTTCCTGCGCCAAGGGGTATGACTACCTCGGGGCCTGCCTCGCCCACCAGCCCCACCGTAGGGCCATTAACGAAGCCACCGTCAGCGAACTGTGCTTGGATGCCTCCCGAGAAGGGGTTGTTCAATTGGTCCCCAGCGAATCCACCAAGAGCCATCATGGCGCCCGTGGTTGCCCTCCCAGCAATCATTCCACCCGCCGCCGATGCGATACCTGCACCAGCGCCAATTGCTCCTCCTGTGGCCACGGAAGCGGCCGTGATGGCGAGTCCAATGCCTGCATCCTTGATGCCGACTGCGATGTTTTTCAGTCCCGTGTCAAAATCCAGTTGGAAGAGGTTCACAATCCCCATCAAGATTTGTCCTATACCGCTCAATAACTGCAAGACGGGGGACAGCACGGCCATGAGGATTCGGAACGCACCAACCAGCACGACGATGATGGGGACGATGGCTTTCAAGCCTTGAATCATAGATGGGAGCATGTCAATCACCAGCGGCACGATGATTCTCATAGCGCTCATGATGGAGAGAGCCAGTTCCTTGAATAGGGGCACATTGTCTTTGAGCGCCTGCTGAATGTCGTCCTTGAAAAGGACCGCCAATTCGGTGAGCATGATAACGAATGGACGACCGACCTCAAGCATCCCCTCTTGGATGGCTGAGACGAGTAGGAGCAAAGACTCCTTGGCCGAACCGCCAGCCTCAACCTGTTGTTGAAGCGACTTGGTGTAGTCCTTCGTAGCATCGGTGGCGTTCTCGTTCTCCTTGACGAGTTCGTGGAACGACTCACGCTGGCTCAAGAGTGCCGCTACGGCCGTTCCACCACGCACCCCGAAAATCTCAAGCACTTGCGTTGTAGTGGCCCCAGCGCTTGCTAATTGGTCCAACACATCGCCGAGGCTCGTGATGCCCGTTGTTTGTTGCTCAACCGTTTTCGTGAGCGTCTTGGACTGTTCATCCAAAGCCTTCTCCTGCTCCACGACGATGTTCAGCGAGCGTTGCTTCTTCATGCGTTCCAAGTCAAGTTCCATTTCACTCACTCGGAGTGAGTCGTTGGTTTTGGTGAGGCGCTCAACCTGCGCCATCTCCATGTCGGTGAGTTCTCGGTTGCTCCTTGCGGCCCGTGCCCTAATTTGCTCAATAGCCAGCGTGTTGGCCTTCTGCTCAATGCTGAGGTCGTTCATTTGCCCGTTGAGCATCTTGAGTTCGTTGGTGAGCGCCGACGACTGCATCTTTGTTCGGTCCAATTGAGTGGCCACGCCCGTGAGAGTTTGTCTGGCCTGCTCGCCCGCTGGACTGAGAACTTGGATGGTGAGTCCGAGGTCGTTGATGGCCTTCTGCGAGTCAAAGGTAGGCTTGAGCAATTTGTTGATGGCCATACGCATGCCTGTGCCCGCAATCGTTCCACGCAGGCCAGCGTTGCCGAGAGCACCAATAGCGGCCGCCGCTTCCTCAATCCCGACGCCTGCGGCGTGCGCTACGGGAGCGAGGAACTTCATGCCCTCACCGAGGCTGATGATGTTCACATTTGACCGAGTGAAGGTCCGTGTGAGCACATCGGAGACGAAGGACAATTCGCTCATCTCCATGCCGAATGCTTTCACACCAGCGATGCCGATGTTGGTTGCGGTTTGAATGTCGGTTCCACCAGCGATAGCGAACTTAACGAGGTTCTCCAACGCCTTCTCTGAAATCATCTCCTCGGCGTTCACACCAGCAATAGCGAGAGCGTTGGCCGCCTCACCCACTTGCTCGGCTGTGAATCGTGTCGTTGAACCGACCTTCCGAATCTCCGTCTCAAGTGCCTGCATCCCAGCGCCGCTCTCACCGAGAATAGCGCCCGTTCGGGCCAGCGTGTCGTTGAAGCCGATGAACAGCACGGACGACCGTTGAATTATGGTGGCCACGGCCTTGGCTGAAATCGCCACAGTCGTGAGCGATGCGCTGAGTGGCGTCAATACCCCACGAGTGATAGTTCCGAAGCGAGAAGCGGCCCCACCAGCGGCATACATGGACGCCGAAACGCCCGTCATGGCTTTGCGGAACTGCGTCGTGTTAGCGCGAACATCAATGACTGCTGTTGTGTCCGCCATCCTCACCTCAGCCTCCTACGCGCCCTTTGCTGAGATTGGACTCTGCGTTGCTCGTTATTGACTCTTCGGTTTGACTCCGACTTGGCGGAGAGTAGGAAGGTCGTGTCCCGTAGGTCCATGGACCTCCATTCTTCGGGCGTGATGCCGAGGTCCTTCATCAACGAAAATAGGAATTGGCCCTCGTCCGATTCGGCGAGGGCGATTATTCCCCCAGCACCCCACCGCCGTTGGCGTTGCCTATGGCGGCGGTTATTGCCGTGGATAACTGAGCGAGCATCGTTAAGGGTAGGTGCTTGAGACGATTCCATGTGATGGACGAGTCGCATTTGCTCATCATCTGAGCGACCATGAGCAGACCCAGCCGCTCGGCTTTGTCCTCGGGGTCGGTGATGTTGGCCATCTCGGGGTGGCTCTTGAGCACTTGATATTCGTTCGCCGTGAGCGGCTTCACCATGATGGTGTCAATCTCAAAGTCAAGGTGTGAAACATCAACGGCGACCTCGCCGCCTGCTTTCTCAATCGCGTTATCCAGCCATGTCATAGGGTGTGCCTCCTAAGTTGTGAGACTTCATCAGTCTCGGGAGAATGTGAGCGCCTCAAAGGTGGCGTTAATCATCAACGCTCCCTCCGAACCTGCTTCAATTCCTTCCACCGAGAGGTCCGTGAAAACGCAATCGGTGAGAGTGTAGGTGTTAGCGCCCGTGGCGCCATCGTTGTCAAAGGTGATGTCAAACTTCTCATCGGTGTCAAAGTAGGTGAAGAGGGTTGAATCATCAATCCCCCATGCTCTTTTGAGTGTGCCCGATGCGGACTTGAGACCACGGGTGTGGTCGGTCGCCGTAGCGTTTCCGAGAGTGATGTATTTCCCCGTTGCTTGGGTGAGCGTGAAGTCGCCCGACACGAATCCGACGAGGCTCGTGGAGACCGTGATTTTCGCTGTGATGCCCGTGTATTCATGGGTAGCCATACCGTATCGTTCGTCAAGGTGGTTCTTAACGACTGCGATAGACTGCAACCTCGGACTGCGTTCGGTCCCAAGCGACACGAATGGTCGGGCTGATGATTATTCGGCTCACGAATCGGCGGGTCTGCTTCTGCATGTATAGAGGTGTGTAGCCACCCCTATATATACCTGTCGGCCTATTGTTTGACGCAGAACCATGCTCCGTCCATGCGCTTGTCCTCGGCAACGATGAGGAACCCGAACTCCTTGCAGAACGCATGGAGCACGGAGTCAAACGCCATTGGGAGTCTTGTGGCGTAGTCGCTATCAAAGCGCATAAGTCGGTTGGCTCGCTCGCTGGACCGCTTGAAAAACACCCTCGTGTCTCCGTTGGCCAAGACGAACAGTCGGAAGTCGTCCCGTCGCTTCGCTCCAAACTTGTGCTCAAGCCATGACTCCATAGCGGAGCGGTTGGGCTTCACAAAGAGGCGTATGTTCAGCGTAGTCAATTCCACACCTCAGCGCTCATGCGGACGGGGAACACGGCCTCGTAGTAGGCGAGGAAGGTGGCTTGCTCCTTCAAGTATCGGAGAGTGGAGGAGAAGCCGCAGAGGGATGTGCGGCCCTCACGACCAGCACCAGCAGGGGCGTTGCGGTATGCCTTGACATAGTGAGTCTGCTCGTGCTCGTTGAAGCCGTCATAGACGGGGAGCCACATACCGTCGGTGTGAACAGGGTGGCGGACGGTCATGGCCCAGCCAGCGTGGCCGTGTTCTGCCTTGGTGGTCTTGAACAGGCAAACAGCGGTCTCGCCACGATACATTTTGTTCTTCGTGTAGGAGTGGTCGCCGAGGGTGGCCATATAGACCGTGCCGCCTTCGCTTCCGTATTGGTTGTTCTCAGCCTTGACACGAATCCACTCAAGGGCGGTCTTTCCTCTCCGAACTCGGTTGTCGGCGAAGTCAATCTCGGGCATGGTGGTCAGGGTTAGGTTGGTCATGTTTAACCGTAGCGTCCACACCTATATTAAGGTGTCGCCTATCAATCCAGCAAACCCTTCAAGGTATCAGCCGACGCCTTGATTTCAGTTCGGAGACGGTTCTCATACGCCATCCGAACCTGTTCGTCGGTGATGCCTGCTTGAGCGATGAGCAGGTCAATGCACACCAGCACCCGCAGGTGGCCCCTATCGTCGTCTGTTAGTCCCAGCGCTTTCTCAGCGGTCTCTATGAATCGTTCGTTTGTTGTCATGTCTATGTCTCCTTGATTGCCTCGGTGGCGACTATCGTGGTTTTGTTGCCTGTCGTCGTCTCCACAACGAGGAAATGTCCTTTGTGGTGCTTGGAGACCTTGAGAGCATCTCCTGCGCCGTTGAGCACGCTTATGAGCGATTTGAGGGTATCGGTGAAGGAGACGGTGAACGGCGCGCCCGAGAAGGTGGCTTCAATTGGGGTCCACGAGCGGGTAGTCTTGCCTCCCCAATGACCAGCCCGAGCCTCAGACTTGGCGTCAAACGACACCGCCACATAGGGAGCGTTGGCCGTTTGCATCTCCATGCTGGCCTTGGTCAATTCTGAGATGGTGAGGATGGCCTCGCTCGTCGCTGGCTCGTCGTCAAACATGGGGAAAAGGCGTTTGCCTTCGTCGTTGGTGGGAAGCACATTCTTGTCGGGGATGATGAGGCAGTCGTCCTCATCGGCGGGCATAACCTCGGCACCCCCGTGCTCTTTCGTGCTAATGGCGATTGGCTCGTTGGCCGAGGTCGTCAGACGCACCGTTCCCCCTCGGGACTTGGCTCGCACGAGGTCGGCGAGTTCCTTGGGGTTGCACACGATGGCGCATGGCTCCTTGACCTTGAGGCCGTCAATCGCCCAGCGGTCCATCAGAACCATGAGGGTCTTGCCTGCGTTCATCGTCCAGCAGGATGCTCCCTCGGGTTCAAAGAGGATGCGGACGGGCACGGGTGGTGAGTCCAAGGCCAGACGACTAAGGAATGTCGCCAGCGCTCCACCGTTCGCTTCAATGCGAGCGGTCCGAGACACCTTGGAGTTCGGGGTGAGCATACCCCCAAGGGGTCGCCCCACCTATTTCAATCACCAGCAGTCGCCCATCATGTTGTAGGCCATGAAGTCGTCGCCACCGTAGGGGTCGTTGGCGATTTGCTCTTGGAGTCGCATGTCAGCCTCGTAGTCGTATTGGGCTTGGGTTGGGAGGACTTCTCGTATGATGATGAGGTCGTGTCGCTCATAAATGAGAGTGCTTGACTCGTCGCCCAATTTGTCAAATTGATGGACTGCCTCGGGAGTGAAATCATTCACGATTTCCATGCGCTTGGCTTCAATGGCTCGGATTTGCTCGGTCAGAGCGTTGATTTGCTTCGTTGCTTGTTCTTGGGTTTGGGGTCGTCGGGTCATGTTGGTTCGCCTCATGTAGTCCATGGGGGCACTCCTATATATACCCATCGCTCACTATTCTTCATCATAGGCATCGGGGTAGGCGAGCCAAACCTTCTGGGGATATTTCGTTCGCCCGTCCAGCGAAGCGATTCGGACCGAACCAGCGTTGAAGAACAGGTGCGGTTTCTTGGCGAGGTGATTGCTGAGACGATTCATCTCAAACGGTTGGTTCGGTAGGGTCAGAATCTCGCCCGTGGCGATGGGAGTTCCTTCGGGGAACACGGCACCAGCCTCAATCATGGCGGACCATAGACGGCGGACATTCCTGCCGTCGGACTTGCCGAGGCGGCCTTTCTTGCGAGTTCCGTATTTGGACGACGGCACTTCGTCGTCAGTTCTCTCCGTCATCTCCGCTCTCCTTTGGCTTGATGATGAGCATACGCTGAGGCTTAACGATTTGAGTTCGCTTGATGGCTTCGGCCACATCATCGGGAAGAATAGGGAGCACTCGGTCCACGGCGCTATTGGAGAGCGACACCATGGTTCCGAATACGGTCGGAGGCACGAGGCGCTGGACCTCGGTGGGAATGTAGGAACGGCGGCTCTGCTCTCGCCACTCCACGGACCAGTTGTCCGTCTCGGCTTTGCAGTCCTCAACCTTCATGTGGCGGTCAAACACCTCGTTCTTGATATGTTGGTCAATAGCCTTCTTGCGCTTGGTGAGCATGGCGTTGCTGGCCTTGATAACGGCGAGTTCGTTGAGTAGGTCGTCAAGTTCGGCGCTCAAGGTCGGGTTTATCATGTCCCAAGCACCGTTCTGCATGAGGTCCTGTGCCTTGGGGCAGATGTCGGTGAACCCACACCATTGACACCCTTTCCCGATGGTTGCAGGCACCTTGAGGGTGTCCGATGAGTCCACGGCAAGGATGGACTCGTATTGGCCGTGTAGCCAGTCCTTGAAGGTCTCCAATCGCTCATCAGTCCACACCGTTGAGACGGTGCCGTGGCGTTGTAGGTCAAAGGTGAACACGAGCGGTCGGTCGGGCCATATCTCACGAGCCACCGAGAGGTATATGGCGGCCTGCACATTGTTGTCCGCCTCGCCTTGCGTGATGTCAAGTCGTTGCGTTTTGTAGTCAATGAGTTCAATGGTGCCGTCCTTGTGCTCAATCACGAGGTCAATGAACCCATAAACAGGGGTTCCTGTCCGTTGAAGGACATGGGGGGCACTCGTGGACCCGAACTGTTGTTCAACGGCGAGAACACGCACAGGGTCGCGTCCACGGCGGTCAAACCAACGCTTGAGCATCTTCTTCCCGTCCTCATACATGTCAAAATTGACTTCACGAGTTGCCGAGACCTCCTTATACAGAGTCATGAGGCGTCCGAACGATGGCTTGGGCGTCTTGCCGTTCTCATCGGGTCGTCGCCACTCTTCCAAGGCGTCGTGCACATTGTTTCCAAGACGGCCTGCTTGGCTTTCGTCTCGGTGGTTGTTCATCTCCTTGAGAGTGGCGGCGTCCGCATTGGGGACCTCGTAGTGAAAGTGGTATTTCAGAGAGCAGTCTTGCGCCGTCTTGAGACGGGAAGCCGAGATGTAGGGGACTCTCATGCAGGGCACCTCATTGAGACGCCTTATCCACGGCCTTCCAAAAGCGTTCCTGCGTTGGGTTCTCAAGACGGAACGGGCGGCAGGCTCGGGACTTCTTGATGTGAGCGAAGTGGCGAGACTCAACCTCGCCCTTGACGGTGCGCTGTTGCTGGGTTATCTCAACTATCCAATCAAATAGGGGGTCGGTCATGTCGGGGCGACCAGCGGCGAGAATCACACGGCTCTCGTTAGGCGTGCCGTAGTTCTCAGTCTTGGTCTTGAGGAGGACCGTGGAGAGGAAGTGATACCCATACATTTCGCCGCCGATTTTGAGGCGCTCATAGGGTGAATAGAACAGTTTGTTAATGACCTTGTAGGCGTGCATTTGACCCTCAGCGTAGGCAGGTAGTGTCTTTTTGCCTTGGCTGATAGCCTCTTGCTGACGGGAGAGGAGAAGTTCGCCCTCGGACATACCGTGGACGCTGGAAGCGTAGTGCTCACGGCAGGCGAGGTAAAATGCTCCCTCGTTCTCCATGACCAAGACTCGCACACCTTCGGGGTGCTCCTCTTTGTGCTGACGCATGAGGTCAATGAAGGCGAGGCTCATGTCGTTCACCTCGTCGGGTGTGCGACACACCTTGCGGAGGATGCGTGGACGGACGCTGGGAGGCACGAGGTCGTCCCGAGCCACGAGGTCTGCTTGACCCTCAAGGTCGCAGTCAATGATGCACATGAGCGCCGCTTCGGGGTCCACTTGAGATGCGTGGTGAGCAAAGAATGTGAGAGCGAAAGTGGACTTGCCCGCCCCGCTGAATCCTTGGACCTTCATGTGCCGAGGTCGTCGGCGAATCATGTCCTCTCCCGTATCACAGGAAGCGATGAGGTCTGCGTAGTTCTGAGCCTTCTTCTTTGAGCGAGCCATGGTGAAGGGTTGGTCCCCCACCTATTTAAGCAGATTCTAAGAGGAACTGATAGAATGAGGAAATGCCTTCGGGGTCGTAGTCAATGGTCCATTCGGTGTCGCCGTCTCGGGCATCTCCCGTTAGCAAACGACCTTTCCATCCACAGCCGTCGCACACGCCGCCGTAGTCAGCGAGCGTCATGTCTCGGATGATGCGGACATCGGTGGAGCCATCCCAGCGAATCACACCGCCACATTGACAGTTGATTTCAAGGGTGGAAGCCTCACGGGTCAGTCGTATCATGGGCAGGATGGTGGTCGGGTTGTTCGCCATGAATAGTGGTAGCGTGCACTCCTATATTAAACCATCGCTCAATAACAATGGGAGGGACGGGGGAAACCCCCGAAACCCCCGCCCCAAAGAGAAAGTGGGTGAGGAACGCTCAGCGTTGAAAAGGATGGAACTCCTACGACGCCCTCACGGGTAGCCGACGCTGGGCTTTTCAGAGCAAAAAGGTGAAGCGTGCTCTGCCTCAGTCCCAATCATCGTCCCATTCTTCGTCGTCGGAGCCTTCGGTCCAGCCCTCGTCGTCGGCTTTGGCCTGTGTCCCGTCTGAGGTTTCTGCCTGCGGAGACTCAACGGCCTCCTCGGCTTCGCTTTCAGTTTCGGGTAGTCCTTCGCCTTGCGTGGTCTCTTCCGATGCGTCCTCGTCGTCGTCAAGGTCAATGGTTGGAGCGTTGTTGAAGTAGTCCGATGCGTTGTCCTCGGCGTCGTCTCCCGACTTGGGAGCCTCAACCTTGGGCGGAGCAATCACAACGAGACCCACAGCGCACTCAATGGTGGCGGAGAGTCCGTATTGCTCGGACATGGAAGTGGTGATGAGAGCGAGCACCTCGCTGTATTTGCCGAAGCGGTTGGCGGTGGTGGTGTCGCAGAGAGCGTTGAGCATCAAGCCCTCGCCCGATTCAATGGCCTCAATGGTCATGGTGGACTCGTCCTTGAGTAGCATTTTCCCGAAGGTGTTGCCCGTCTTGGAGGTCTGAACGCCAGCGTAGGAGACCGTGGCTTGCACCATGCGGTAGTCGTTGCGGTTGCGTGAAATGTCGTTCTCCAATTCAGCAATTGGAGTGATGTCAAAGGTGGCTTGGAGCACATCGGCAGAGGCGCCGTGCTCGTATTCCTCCTCGGTGAAGGTGGTCATGCCCGAGAGTGGGCGGAAGTCCAGCACTTCGGCGTCAAGGTTGCGACAGGAGACTGATGCGTTGTAGGTGCAACCGCCCACGAGGTCGTCGGCGAGAGCGGCGTCCTCGTCCCATAGGGACATCTTGAACAGAGCGGAGTCCATCACGGAGTCGCCATCCTCAACGATGGCTTGGCCGAACACATTGGCCATGGCTCGGCCTGTGCGGGTCATTCGGGAGTCCACGGTCCAAACATCAAGGTGGACCATGAAGGACTTCTGACGAAGCATGGCGGAGAGGTCGGTCATGACGCAGTTCGCCACGAACATCTGAGCGTTCTTGGACTTCATCCCACCGAGTTCACTCACGGTGTCTTTGAGTTCGGCCGCTTTCTTGCGGTATAGGTTCACGACAGGCTGGGCGTCTTGGAAAATACCGTTCTGAATCCCCTTGTCAATGAAGGGTTGTAGGCGGCTTTTCACGGAGGCAGGCAGGTTTTTTGCTGACATGACCCCCACTTCTCACCCCACCTATATGAAGGTCAATCATCATCCTCAAGTCCCGACAGGTGTGCATCCATCATCGCTTCCCATAGGTCCTCGTTATCCAAAGTGGTGGACTGCGAGGCAGTCTTGATGGCTTCCTTGACTTCTCGGCGCTTGCTCAATGCCGCTGTTGCGTCGCTCGTAGCGTTGAACCAAGCGTCCCCACCGAACAATCCGTCTCGGTGTTTGGAGTCCTTTCCTACGATGTCCCACAGGAGCGTTGAGCGTCCAGCAGGGCGTAGGTAGGATGGGAGGAACAAAGACCGCCAAACCTCGGACGCTTCCTTGCTGGGGCATCCGATGGAGCGGAGAAGGGATTGGTCCTTCGCCTTCAATGGGAATCGGTGAGCGGCAGGTTCGGCGCTGGTCAAAACATCGTTGTATTCGTTGGCGAGGTCGTGTAGGTTCGCCGCCGCCGCTTCCACGAACAGGGGGGACAGGGCGTAGTCGTCCATGAGACCGATGCGAGATTTGACGAGGCGGTATGCCTTCTTGCCGCCACCGCGCCCTCCGCCACGACGAGCGACCTCAATGAGGCCAGCGTCCTCAAGCGTCGGGAGGTGCTTCTCCTTGAGGGCGTTCTTGCTGATGGTGAAGGCGTGGATGCCGAGCCATTGGAGAATGTTGTCCTCGGTGAGCGGGCGCTTGGCTTCCTCCATGGCGGTCATTTGCTGATATACGGTCCAAGTGTCGTCGGGCACCCCCGACAGGCTGGCTCGGAGAACGAGGTCGCAGAGCATAAGCCCTATCACATTATCCTCCACGGAGGCCAGCAGGTATTCGTCCCCGTGCTCGTCCTTCTGCACAGGTCGCTGGTGCTGGTGGAGCAGAGCCACGGCGTCAATGATGGAGAGCACCTTGCCGATGTCTCGCTGGTGCTGAGCGTTGCGAGCGGGGAAGAAGTCCACCATGAGCGGGGCGAAAATGTTGCGGACCCGATAGCGGTTGAGTGAAAGCATGGACGCTTGAAGCATTTTGAGGTCGGGGTGCACCTTGAAGGTCTCGGGTCGTGCCTTGGCCAGCAAGGCGTTCTTGACCACTTCATTCACCTTCTCCACCGTCGTGTCGGGTGTCATGATGAGTTGCCGTGTGATTTGCTCCTGCTCGCTGGGGTTGCGAGTGGTGAGCGTGATGAACGACGGACGACCTCTGATGATGAAGTCCCTCGTCTCTATTTCCCCCGATAACTCATTCTTGATGGGAGTTTTCCAAACGAGTTCCGTGTCGTCTCCCGACATGATGGGCTTCATCTTGCGAATGAATGCGAATGACTCGTCCTTTTCCAAGACGACGATGCAACGACCGTCCACATTGACGATGAAGTTTCCGTCCTCATCCACCTCGTCGTAGTCGTATTTCAGCGCCTCCTTGGAGGCCCCAGCGAGAACCATAATCATGGACTTGGGGAAGCCGTTGCGAGCGGTCAAGGTCATGTAGGTCTTGCCGCTGGATGACTGCCCAATCATCTCAAGGTTGAGCGGGTTGTCCGTCTTGCAGGACAAGAACACGAGGAAGGTGAGGAGCAGGTTAGCATCGTCTCCGACGAACGGGGTCTCACGACTCTCGTGGAGAATCTCGTTGATACGGTCCAACAGGAAGCGCTCGCCGAGGAATCGTCCGATGGTCGCTGGCTCAATGTCCCCGTAGGTGGATGACTCGCCCTCAAGCGACATGACTTCGGCGGTTGTTTTGTCCTCCATGGTGGCGACGACATAGGTGCCTTCTCGGAGAATCACGCCAGCCTTGAGCATCGTGGCGGTGAACTCGTCCTTGAGTCCCTCGTCCTTGAGCGACGACTTGGCGAGCCGAGCGATGGAGTGCTGGGACAGGACATTGACCTTGCCCTTGGGTTCGCCATCCACCTCAGCGCTGAACTCCATGCGTCCCTTTGTGGACGACAGGAAGGTCAATTTCACGGGTAGGTCGGCGGCTTCAAAGAGGAAGTCGGACGACGACTCGGTGGATTGACTGACGATAATTTCGGGGGCCATGCTCACCTCAAGCCTACCCCCACCCTCTTAACAATGATGCAGACCGACCCCTCTCCTCTTTCATACACACAGTTTGTTTGTTGTGTGTGTGTGTTAGTGTGTAAGTCTGTTTCAATCATTGGGGGTAGCCCCCCATAGGGGGGCTAATGATGGGGGCTTTTTGCGATTTTTGGCCTTGAGAACGCTCAGAACCTATATGCCGAGTGTTTCTTCATGTCGGATTTTTGCCCAAAGCCCCTTGAATTAAACCTTTGAGACCGACACATTGATATAGGGGCGACCGCTACGATAGATTGTTGGGGCAACAACCCCGACCGAAGCACCTCCCGATGCGAGTCGGGGGGATTCAAGGACAGGCCCTCAAGGGACCGATGTGTTTAGCGGAAGGTGAAATACCTACGAGCGGATGCAAGGCGGAGCAATTCCACCGCCCTCATGCACACGGAACCCTTGGGGGCCACCCCGCCGCACGCCCACCCAACCTCACATCGCAAGGTGTTGAGGGGGTGCGTTTTTGCTGAATGGTGAAGCGTCGGCGGGGGTCCAACCCTTTTGAGCGACACCTTCATATAGGAGTGGCTCATAGGACTAATCAGAGCAGACCCAAGCCGAACCCGCCACGCCCAAGAACCACACCTGTGGGGAGATGGGATGGATAGGCGGCGAGGGAACGCTTAGAGCACATACCGAGAATCCCGTGTAGGGCCAAGTTCTCGCTCCCTGTGCTCGCCCCGAGGCGCATACCGAGAATCCCAACAGGGCAAAGTTCTCGCTCCCTGCGCCTCACCTTTTCTTCACAACGACAGGCCGCTTGCGAATCGCAAGGTGGCCACAAGGTTCGCCGATTGGCGGCCCACGGAGAGCGTCATACGCGCCCCTTCGGGTGTCAATTCCCAACCAACCGAAAAGACTCGGTGGCGGCCAGCGATACCCGCCGACGATGCAAACTCCATCACATCACCCGCCCGAATGTCAAAGCGTTCTGGGAGGCCCTCAATGATGAATTGCTCTTGGGTTCGCCCGTTATTGGCCAACATCAAGCGGGCGAACTGCTCTGCCTGCCGTTCGTCTTGGACTGTGGATTCTTGAACAACCCGATGGACTGGACGGCGGGGATATGAGGCGTCGTCCTCGGGTGGGTAGGTGAATGAGACCCCAGCCGAGTTGTTCTGAACCGTTATCACATTGAAAATGTCAAGGTCGCCCTTGACCCGTTCCACGCTGGTTGGATAAAAGTCCTGCGGCACGGCTGTGCGGGGCATACGCCCAGCCACGAGAGGAGTGAGGCTTGAGTCGTCCACCTCGGCGAGCGAGCGTAGGTGAATGTAGCCCTTGCCGTCGGCATAAATCGTCATGGGCGCTGGTGCTATGTTGATGAAACCGAGCACGGTTTGAACTGCGTCCAGCAAGGTCTTGCCCTTGAGCACGAGGCCCGACGGCACGGACACGAGGCTCTCGGTGCTAATACGGCCAATAGGCGGAGCGTATGACGATTGAGCCACGATGCCCTTTATCACCGATGCGGCGTCCCCTCGGACGAGCAGTTCATCGTTCAGAATGGTCTCGTTGGTGAGGAACCCGAGCGGGTCAAGGCAGGTCAAGACGACCTCATTCGTGGTCTCCTCAAGGTCGGACACGAAGCCCGTGAAAATCAGCGGTGGGTTCGCCCAGCGCCGTGGAGCCGCATAGACTTGGATGGTGTCCCCGACTTGGGCGACTCCCGCTCTCCGACCGACGACCGACGAAATACGAACCGTCAGCCGACGGGGCGCGTTGAGTTCGTGGCGAGATGAAACTGAGAGAACGCCGTGAATGGATTTGCTTCCGTTCAGCACAACGGTGGGTGCTCGTGGCGTTGCCTCGTCCGAGGCTATTGGGCCGTATAGGTTGCGAAAGAATACCTGCCGTGAGCGGACGAAGAACACTTGATGCGGCCACCCGTTGCGGAGACCGCCGAGTCGCATTTGACGGGGGCGGTTCGTGTATTGCAGGCCCTCGGGATTCCAGCCGCCGTCGCTAAACCCAAGGTCGCCGAGGTTGAAGGTCGGTGAGGGTAGGATAGTGGAGGGATAATTGCCCTCGGTAGGTCCGCTGGTGAAAGCGAACCCGCCTCGTGGACCTCCACCCCTTCGGTTCACGATGTCGTATCGGTCGGGGAACGGAGAGGTCCCGTGATACATGTAGCCGAACCCAACGGTCTCTGCGGTTAGGTCTCCGTGTAGGTGTGGGTCAAACGGGCGGGG